GGCTATCATAAGAAACACAAACCCCCAGCTTCGGACAACAACTATTAAGACATGGCTTGATTGGTTTCCAGAAGATGAATGGGGCAAGTTCATGTGGTCTGTTCCCTACACTCATTGGATAAAGAAACAAGACTTAGAGCTTGAAATTATCTTCCTAGCTCTTGACCGTCCAGAAGATGTCAAGAAGCTACTCTCCCTTGAGCTTACTGGCATTTGGATCAACGAGGCTAGGGAGATACCTAAGTCTATTATTGATGCATGTACTATGCGCGTGGGTCGTTTCCCCTCTATGCGTGAAGGTGGTCCTACTTGGTCTGGCGTTATAGCTGATACTAATGCACCAGAGGAAGATCACTGGTGGCCTATTATGTCTGGTGAAGTTCCTGTTCCTGACCATATTCATCACGAACAAGCTAAGATGTTAGTTAAGCCTGACAACTGGTCTTTCTATATACAGCCTTGTGGCATGATTGAAACCCTTACAGAGAAGGGGGAGTTAGAAGATTACGTTCCAAATCCAAAAGCTGAGAACATGCATAATATGTTGAAGACTTACTATCCTAATTTAATTAGGGGTAAGACTAAAAGTTGGATTGATGTCTATGTAATGAACAGACTTGGGATGATACAAGAAGGAAAGCCAGTATATCCACAGTTCTCATCTGATACTCACATAGCTAAAGAAGAAGTTCCGATTGCTGATGGTGTGCCAGTTTATATTGGCGTTGACTTTGGACTCACCCCTGCGGCTGTATTTGGTCAGAAGGTTCGGGGTCGATGGTTAATACAGTCAGAGATTGTAGCTATAGACATGGGTATTGTTAGGTTCTCTGAAGTTCTCAGGCAAGAGATAGCCACTAGGTTTAGCAACCAAGAAGTACACATTTATGGCGACCCTGCTGGTGATTTCCGCGCACAGACAGATGAGTCTACTCCGTTTCAGATAATGCGTGGTGCTGGGTTAAAAGCAACCCCTGCTCCTAGCAATTCAGTTGACTTGCGATTAGAGGCTGTTGGTCAATCATTAACTAAAATGGCAGAAGGCAAACCAGCTTTTATGATTGATAGGCGTTGCCAGACACTAATCAAAGGTTTCCAAAGCGGATACGCATATAAAAGATTGCAAGTGTCTGGTGAACGGTTTGATGAAAAGCCTGATAAGAATATGTTTTCTCATGTGCATGACGCATTACAGTATTTAATGCTTGGTGCTGGTGAAGGAAGACAGCTTATATCAGGACAGAAACCATTGAAGGCATTTAACGCGAGAGTTGACTTTGATGTATTTAAGCGTAAACCTAGACAAAGAATTAAACAAAGCATCTGGTCACGCCTTTAAATTGTGCGTTGCATTAGTGGCTTGTTATAGGTAGTAATTAATTAATTTACTAAAGGAGTGTGTAATGTGTGTAGGTTCAAGACCATCAGCCCCACCACCACCAGCGCCCGATCCATCTATCCAAGCGGCTCAAAAGCAACAGCGTGATGAAAATCAAGCTATGCGTTCTGAGCGTAAGCAGGAGACACTTGAAAAAGGTGTTCGTAGAGCTAGAGGCGGTAGTGGTCGTAGGTCATTACTTAGTGGTTCAAGCGGTGGAATGGGTTATTATAACGAGTTTCTATAATGATTTCTCAAACCCCTGAGTATTCTCCTAGCGCGGCTGGTAACACCAAGACTGCGGAAGTGTATCTTCGTAAGTATGAACGAGCAAAGACGCAACGCGAAAACTTTGTTCCTTTATTCGAGGAGTGCTATGAGTATGCTTTACCAATGCGAGAATCTTTTTACGCAGAAAGAATTGGGCAACGCAGGGATGAAAAAATATTTGATGAAACTGCGGTCGTTGGCGTTCAAGAGTTTGCTTCACGACTTCAATCGGGTCTTGTCCCGAACTTTGCTAGGTGGGCAGATTTCACTGCTGGGTCTGAAGTTGAGGCTAATGAAAAAGATGAAGTCAACAATGCGCTTGATGAAGTCACGGATTACGTTTTTGAAGTAATTCAAAACTCTAACTTCTCTCAAGAAGTACATGAATCCTTTATGGATTTAGCTGTTGGCACAGGAGTCTTGAATGTCATTGAAGGCGATGCAATCAATCCTGTCATGTTTAGTGCAATCCCTTTGCCTCATGTTGTTTTGGATACTGGTCCTGATGACCGTATTGACCATGTGTTTAGGGAACGCCCTTGTCGCAACAGTGACTTACCTATCATGTTCCCTAAAGCAAAGTTTAGTGAGAATGTTCAAAGGCGTATCAATACATACCCAGAAGAAAAAACAAAAGTTCTTGAGATAGTCTGTCGTGATTACTCAAAGATAAACCAAGAAGCGCATATGTTCTTTGCTATCGAAATGACTAGCAAGGAAGTTATAGACGGGAAAACATTCAACGGCGTAGGTAGTAACCCATTTGTTTGTTTCCGTTGGTCTAAGTGTGCTGGTGAAATTTATGGGCGTGGTCCACTTATCAATGCGTTAAGCGCAATTAAAACTACCAATCTTACAATCGAACTCATTTTAGAAAATGCACAGATGGCAATTTCTGGCATCTATCAAATGGATGATGATGGCGTTATTAACCCCGATACAATCAATCTCGTTCCGGGAACAATCATTCCAAAAGCCCCTAATTCTCTAGGGTTACAGCCAGTAGCAAGTGCTGGTTCTTTTGATGTGGCAAGCTTAGTTCTTAACGATATGCGTTTGAATATTAAACGTGCGTTGTATAACGATATGCTAGGCGACCCAAATAAAACACCAGCATCGGCTACTGAAGTTGCAGAACGTATGTCTGATTTATCAAGACGTATTGGCTCTGCCTTTGGAAGATTGCAAGCAGAGCTAGTACAGCCTGTGTTGCAACGTGTAGTTTATATATTGAAGAAGCAGGGAAGGATTGATATCCCAACTGTAAACGGCAGGGAAGTTAAGGTTAAGTCTATATCGCCACTTGCTCAAGCGCAAGCTAACCAAGACATAACTGCCGTGGCTCGTTTCCTAGAACTTGTTCAAGGGAGATTCGGTCCTGAGATAATGAACATTCTCATTGACTCAGAAGAAACTGCGGCATACTTGGCGAAGAAATTTGGAGTACCTGACCAGCTTGTTCGTGATGGAAATGAACGAAAACAGCTAGTACAGATGGCTCAACAGTATGCTCAAGCGCAGGGTCAAATGCAACCTGATGGAGTAGTAACTGGTGGTGAGCAAGAGCAAGGCTAAGTTTACTAAGGTAATTGGTACTGATGGTATTAGCCGATCCAAAGTAGAAAACGATTTAATCAATATTAATATTGCGAGTCTCTTTACCACTGATACTGGTGTAGAGGTTTTAAAGTATTTGCGTTCTATAACTATTGAATTAGTTAATGGCGCGAATGTAAGTGATGCTGAGTTGCGTCACTTAGAGGGTCAACGATACTTAGTTGGCTTAATTGAGCAACGCATACAACAAGGTCATAGGGCGAAAAATGAACAGTGAAGAAGATACCCAAGAGGTAATAGAGACTGCGGCTGACTCTGTTCCAGAACGTGTCGTAGCGCAAGTAGCACAAGACAATAGCTGGTTGCCAGAAAAATTTAAAACACCAGAAGATTTGTTGTCTTCATATAACGCTTTGGAATCTAAACTAGGTAGTTCTAGGGAGGATATTGAAGCCGAGATTATGTCTGGGCTTGAGTCTGAAGCTTATGCAGATAGGCCAGAATCTATTGGTGATTATCAAATACCAGAAGTTTTAGATGTAGAAGCTGTTGCAGATAATGAGCTTCTCAACTGGTGGGCTGAACATTCTTTTGAAAGCGGCTTTAGTCAAGAGCAGTTTGAAGAAGGAATTAAAATATACGCTGAAGCTCAGTCAAGCAGTATGCCTGATATGGATGCTGAGTATAATAGGCTTGGTGACAATGCTGAAGCTCGTATTGAGTCTGCTAGTTTGTTTGCTAATAAGTTTTTTCCAGAAGATGCCATGCCTGCCATTGAGCGAATGTGCGAAACAGCAGACGGTATTTTTGCATTGGAGGCTATGATGCAAGCTGTAAGAGACGATACTGGTGGTGGGAACACTCAAAGTGCTGGTCGTATAAACGAAGATACTTTAAAACAAATGATGCTAGACCCACGCTATCACGACCCTGCTCGTAGAGAAAAAGAGTTTGTTCGTCAGGTAGATGAGGGTTGGAAAACATTATTTAGATGATTACCACTAGCTTAGTGGACTCACCCCCACTGTCTTTGCATCATGCAACAATGCAAGATGTATTAGATATATATGATAATTTAAGACCTAACGACATTAAGGAGTGTGAGATATTTGGTTTCACACCCCTTGATGCTTTGTCTCATGTCTTTGAA